CGCGAGCCGTGCTTCGAGGTCGGCAGTCGATGCGCTAGTGATATGGCCGGCAACGTTGAGATCGCCGCTCATGTGCACGGTCGGGGTCGTCATCGTCACCGTGTTTTTGCCGTTGAGATTGACGTTGCCGTTCGACGAACTGACCGTGTAGTCGTCGCTCGTCGTGATGGCTGCGGTCTTGCTCGTCGAGTTCAGTTGGTTGTTTTTGTCCAGTTTGAGCATCGAGCCGAACATCGAATAGAGCGCGACCTCGCCGGCAGCGAATTTTGTCGGGCGGCTCGGCTGGTGATTGGTGCCGACGAGCACCGGGTTGGCGCGCAGCCCGTTGCCGAAGATCGCGACGGCATCGGTCTTCGGCGGCATGTTCGCGTGAAAGCCGTAATGCAGCGCGACCGGCACGGCGTCGAGCAGTTCGGGTGTCGATTTAACGCCGATCTGCGCCTTGTGAATGAGGCCGGTGTCGTCGGTCGTGGTGATCTGCACCGGGGCGATCATCATCATGGTGCGCCGGTAAAGCCGCTCGATCTGCTGCTGCAACGCCTGCTCGCTCACGGCGATACGATCCCGTCTGGCGCGCTCGGCGCGTCGGTCGGGTTCTGCGTCGTCGGGTTCGTCGTCTGGTCTGCACCCATGTCGTTGAGCGTCGGGGCTATCGGGATGAACGCCAGCGGCTCGGGCAGGAACGCGTTCGCCGGCATCAGCAGCACCTCGGCGTGCCGCCCGTCGAGGTCTTTGATGTACGTCACCTGACCGATCACCCACGCCACATCGGCGATCTTCAGCGCCGGCAGCTTCACGGAGGCGATGTGGTTCGGCGCCCAGAGATTGTTCGACGTGTCGCGCCAGGAGTCGCAGACGAGCGTGACGGCGGTGCTGCGCCCGGCGCGGCGCGCGGCTTCCCAGTTGACGCGCCTCGAAATAATGTCGCCGTTAGTGTCGTTCTGCTCGCTGATGATGATCTTTTTGCGAAAGCGGGTGACAGCGGTATCGGTCGCAATCGCAGACGGCGGGACATTAGCCGCGCCGTCGAGCGTCAAGCCGAGCACCGCAGTCTGGAAGCCCTCGTAAATGCTGTATCTCTGGTCCATGGTGAAATCGACTTCGGCGTGCTCGATGTTGACGCCTTGGACAAAGCCGCTCGCCATCGCCTCTTCGCCGGCTGTCGCCATCATCAGCGAACCGTCGGGCATGTCGTAGACCACGACCTGCGAATATTTGGTGATGCGGTCGATCAGCTCCCACGCCGTCTCGCCGAGGCTGATCGGGTATTTCGGGATCGCCACGCCGTCGCCGGCGGTGGAGTTGACCGCGATGCCATAGGGCGCGGCCAGCGCCTTGACGACCGACAGCGTGTTGCCGGGGGGAAGCTGATATTGCTCCTTCGACGGATCTTTCTCGCCGATGAACGCGGCGCAATCGACGAGATCAGCCGACTTGCTGCGCCCGATGATCTCGACCGTGTGGGCGGAAGGGCTGACCTGCGCGCGGTAGCGGTCGATGTAGCCGGTCAGCACGAGGTCGCCGCCGATCTGCACCTTGCAGACATCGCCGGGCTTGATGTCGATATCGGGGCTGGCAGGATATTTCTCGGTCACTTGGATATCGAAGTTGGCCGGCACGGTGTCGAGCGAGCGCATCAGGCGCACCGATGTCCAGCCCGACCACGAGGTGTTGCCGATGATGAGGGTGAGGTCGTCGCCGCCAACCGGCGCTGCCGCTTGATAGGCTGGTGTCTGTTGCTGATAGGGCGCAGCCGGGGCCGGGTTGCTCTGCGCGGTCGGGTTGTTCTGGGCGGCGGTGACTGCCGGCGCGGTGACTTCGACCGGATCGAGTTGCAACACGGTCGTATCGCTCGCCTGTTCCGGTACTGTCGTGGTCGCTGCCGGCGGTTCGATAAAGTCGCCCGGCGTCGTCGTCGTGACAATCGGCGCGCCTTCAATCGTATCGTCGCGGGTCGTTCTCATCGCGACAGCGCCGGAAAGCTCAGCGGGAGAAACAAGGGGTGCGGCGGGTCGGCAGAAGCGACCAGCGCCGGCTCGCGGCTGGTGTTTTGATAGAGTTCATACGCTTCGGCGAGCGACGGCATGGATACCAGCGTCGTCACCTCGACCAGCATCGGCAAGGTCGCGCCGCGCCACGCGAGGTCAATCGCGACAGCGACCTTCAGACTGTGCAGCGCGTGATAAATCGCATCGTTTCCCATGTCGGCGGCGAGCGTCGCCTCGGCGGCGATGGCGTCGCACACGGTGAAGCGCAGCGACTGCGCGTCCTGATAGCTGACCGGCTGATATTCGGCGCAGGCTTGCGCCAATGCGGCGAGCGCGGCGACGCGCAGGTTGGACGCGAGCGCGTATTGCCATTGCATGATGGTGTTCGCGAGCGGGCCCGAGCCGAAGACCGGCACCGGCTCGAACTGGCACAAGGGCAGCAGCAGGCGCACCGCGTCGGCAGGATCGGTCGTCGCTTCGCTGATCGCCGTCGCCAGCGCGACCGACGCAGCGGCAAAGGCGTCCGACTGCGTGCTCACAGTGCGTTAGCCGCCGTCACGAGGTTGTTCGCCGCATCGACCACGGCTTGTCGAGAATTGACGCTATCGGCGAGCACCGAGGCGACGGTCGCGCTCTGTGGCTGCAAGGTCATCATCCGCCCGGTGGCATAGCGCCCGTAATAGCCGACGAGGCCCGACACCGCGCTCAACGCTCGCGCCGGATCGTTGACGGCGTTGACGGCAAGGCTGGCGAAATTGTTGACAAAGCCGGTCGGCGCGGTCGGGACGGGCGACAGTCCAGTGAGGTTCTGCGCCAGCGACGAGGCCGAGGCTTGGTTGAGTGTGCCGATAGCGCTCGTCACCAGCCCGCCCGTGTTCGCGCCGGCTGTCGGGAACGCTACTGACGCGGTGTCGATAAATTCGAGGTCGACCTCGCAATACCGGCCCCGGTCGCGCCGGTCGGTCGTGGTGAAGCTGAGACAGACGACTTGGAAACTGCCGAGCGTCGGGTGTACCAGCGTTCCCGGCCCCGCCTGCTCGCACGCGGCGATCATCGCCTTTTTCTGACTGTATACATCATCGCCGACGAGAAACGCCTGCACCTGATAGTGGCGCGGCAGCTTGCCGAGGTCTTCCGCCCACACGGTGTCGCGATAGGGGTACTCGTGCACGGCGACGCGCCGGCCCGCCTTGGTCGGGGTCGAATCCATGACAAAGCCGACATTGCGCCACGAGCCGGGCAGCAGTTGCGCCCACCACGAGCTTGCGAGCCAGGACGTGCCCGAATTGTCGCTCGGCGTCGGTGAGCTGGTGCCGATAGGGCTGAGCGGCGGCGCTGCGCTCATGGCGATATCATCTGCTGGTGCGACACTTGCGGATCGCCAACTCTGACACCGACGCCGGTCGCGCTCGCCATGACCGTCGTGCCGGCGGGCGCGTTCGAGTGCCGCACATGGACATCGACCGCGCCGTTAGGCGCGCGCCCGTTCTGCGCCATCATCGTGCGGGTTGCGCCCCGCGCTTCGGCAAGTTGAAGTGCAGCCGAGCGGCGCACCTCGACATCGCTGCGCCAGCGGGTGCCGGGGATGTTGAGAAGCTGCCCACCGGGGCCGATCATGTTCGACGACACTTCCTCGACTTCGCCGGGGCGGTGTCCCGGCGTGTTCAACCACGTTCTGCCGGTCGCAACGCCCACATGCTCGCGATTGAGGTTTAAGAGCACGTCGCCCTTCTGCAAGTCCTTGGCGGCGATGGACCGGCCCCAATCGGCGAACGACCGGGCCATGAGGCTTCCGGTTCCCGGCACTCCGACATGTTGCAGATAGGCGTTGGTGAACTCGGCGCACCACAAGCCGAGGTCGGGATCGCGGGCGATCTTGCCCGATGGGTCGCGCAGGAACTCGCGCACCGCTGCACCGCGTGTTCCGGCGAGCGACACCATCTTGTCCACGACATCGCCGGCAGCGCCGCCGCCGGGGGTGTTGGGAGCGCCGCCGCCGGCATAAGGACTTGGCATTCCCGCCGGCATCGGGCCGATGCCGGTCTGTCCGTAGATACCGGCGCGCGCCGCGCCGTGCCACGGGCCCCAGCCGGTTTGACGCACCCGGTGCATGGCCCAATAGATCGACGCAGCCTCGTTTTTCGGGTCGAGCGGGTTTTTGCCGGTCTGCTGCTGAAACAAGTTGCCCTCGCCGCCGCCAGTAAAGAGTTGAAAGGCGCCACCGCTTCTGCCGTGATCGCCGAGGAACTTCCCCAGCCCTTCGTGCTGCGCGACGCGCACGGCGATGTCGGGGTTGATGCCGTTAGCGATAGCTGCTGCGCGAATGACCGGGATCATCCCGCGCGGGTCGCCCGCTGACGCCGCACCGGGTTTGCTCATATTAGCCGGCGGCGTGTACGCGCCTCCACCCGCACCCCCGCCGCCAGCGTAGGGGTTGACCGAGACGCCGTGGCCGAGCGGCGAGCCGAGCAGCCCGCCGCCGCCGCCGCCAGCGATGCCGCTGGTGAAGCCGGTGCTGCCGCCAGCACCCAGGCCAACGCCGCCGGGGAACGCAGCGTTGGGGATGAGCGTCACCGGCAGCGGGTTGGTGTTGGTTATCTTCGGCTGGCCTCCCGCAGCACCACCCATGAACAGAGCTTGCAAGCCGCGACTTATCGGCTCTGGCAGTACCATCTCGCCAGCGTGCAGCAGCGCCGGCACGATGCCGCCTTGCTGAAACATCGGCCTGTCGATTGTCATCTGGGTGCCTTCGCGAACGGCGCGGCCCCAAGGGGTGAGATCCTTGTCGGATTTATTCCGGTCATGCCACTGCTGCCAAATCGCGGCGGTGCCGAGCGTCGTCGCCCCTGCAATGACTCCAGCCGCACCGACAGTGCCGGCAACGCCCGCCGCTGTACCTGCTCCTGCTGCCGCCGCGCCGCCGGCAGCACCGCGCGCGAGCACTAGCGCGTTGAGGATGCGCATTTGGGTGATGAGCGCGACCACACCCGCAACCGCCTTGACGCCCCAAGCGACAGCAAAAATACCGGCGACGAGTTTGGCATGGTTGGCGACAAACAGCAGGACTTTGCCGATTTCTTTTAGCGCACCTAGCAATTCGCCGGGGCCGGGGCCTTGAAACCATTTCTGGAACCACGTCACGAGGTCGCGGATGCCTTTCACGATCTCGGGCTGGTTATTGTGAACCCAATCGGCAAAGTCGTGGATCAGGGGGCCGAGCGCTTCAGCCAGGACGCCCGAGACGGCAGTGCCGAGTTCGGTGAAGCTGACTTGCAGCGCGCCGACTGCTTGCCGGTACTCGCGCAGCAAAGCGGGGTTGAGAACGAGGCTGTATTTCTGCGCCTTCTTCATCCACACTTCATAGGATTCGCCCGAGCGGCGGAAATCCTCGGCAAGCTCAGCGAGTGCCTGACCGCCAAGCTGGTCGGCAACCATCGCCCGCTGCCGCCCGTCTGCGTAGCTGTTAATTTTGGCGATCACTTCCGGCATCAGCTCGGCGGCGGTGCGCAGCTTCCCGTTCGCGTCATCTACCGATATTCCGTACTTGCGAAACATCTCGGCTTGCGCGCCGCCCACGGTCTTCGCTTGGACACTAGCGGCGGTCAGCGCTTTCAGCGCGTTGGTCATGTCGTCCGCGCTGCCGCCGGCCAGTGTCACCGCGTTCTGCATGTTTTGCAGTTGCTCGGTCGATAGCTGCATCGAGTCGGCGTTGCGCTCTAGCGCGGTGCCGAGGTTAAGGAACTCTCTGGCGAGCGCGGCAACGCCGGCAATTGTCGCGGCTCCGGTGATGCCGGCGAGCGCGCCGATCATCCGGCCCATCGACTCGACGGTCTTCACGACGCTGCGGCCTATATTCTCGAAGCCTTCCGCAACTTTCTTTAAGCCACTCACGTCGAGGAACTTGGCCGACTGCTTTTGCAGCCGGTCGAACGGCGCGCGCATCGCCGCAATGCGCTTGTTGATCGCGTCGATTTGCTTGGTTGCCTCATCGACGACGGTAAAGGTGACGCTATAGCCCGCCATCGTCCCTAGCGTTCTCGCGCTGGATAATTCTGTTCGTCTGGTCGAGCCACCAGAGCAGTTGCGTGCCGGTCAAGCCCCACGCGTCGAACGGCGACCAGTGCCAGAAGTGCGTGAGGTCGGCGACTAGTTCTCGCCAGTTTCCGGGCCACTGGCGGTAAAGCTCGTTAAAAAATCGGCGGCCTGCTTTATTTGGCTGATCCGCATTTTCTCGACGGCTTGGCGTGGCATACCGGACGCTTGGCTGATGACGGCGAGCTGGTATTTGCGCAGCGTGTGAACATTGACCGACACGGCAAGCTCGGCCTCGGCGCGTTCGATCTGCTGCCCGGTCGGCTCTTCCAGATGGAGCACGCTGTAGGTCTTGCCGTTCCACTCGATGGGCGGGTCGATGTCGATGTCGAGCGAGCGCGGGAGGTCGCTTTCGCTCGGCCCGCTACCATTTGTCACGACCTGCGGAAAAGGGCTGCTCATTGCGGCGCCTGTTCTGAGACATCGACGCCGTCAAAGCGCACTTGGAACGTGCCCTCGGCGGCGCGCACTTCGAGCGCGCTGGTGTTCCACATGTTGCTGCCGGCGACGATCTTCCCGTTGGCAAGGGCAACCTGCACCTCGACGCAGCGCATGTTGTTAAAGTCGCCGACCGTGATCGAACCCGAGTCGCGCAAGGTGCTCTCGATGAAGCCCTGAATCGGCACCTCGGAGAAGCCGTGCACGCTGTCGAGGCCGACGAGCGTTTCCCGCTTCCACTTGGCCGGCGACCATGTGACATCGCTGACGACCATGTAAGACGTGCCGTCAATCGAAACGCCCGTTATGCCGGCGAGCCGTTCGCAATTCGCCATAGCGCTACCCTCCTTATGGCCCAGCCCAGACTTTGGTGGGGTTGTCCTTTGCCCAGTACGCCCATTCATTCAGCGTGTGGACGTAACCGAAATTGCCGCGCAACTGACGCGTCGCGCCGTTGTTGGACGCGAGCCAATCGAACAGGTCGTAAAGCTGGCCGCGCCACACGTCGGCGACGATTGCGCCATTGGCGACTGTCGCGACCCATGTCGGCGAGATGACCGGCGCGGTATCCGGCGGTGCTGCCGACAGCGCGCCGACGATGACCGGCTTGGCCTCACTCGCGCCCGTTGTGTCGATAGCCCAGGCGAGCGCGTGGTTGTCGAACATGTCGCACCACAGAAGCCCGGTCGGGTCATAATTGCAGGAGATGATGATGTCCTCTGCGGTTGACACGACCGCAAAATTGGCGGGCATTGCTGTCCTCCTAGCTCTTTCTGAACTGCAACAAGATAGCTATCTGGCGCAGTTGGTTGACCAAATCGACCGGCGCGAGGATCTTCACCAGCCCGTTGCCGGCATCCTCGGTGACGATGTTGGCGGCAAAGATCGCGCTGTTCTGCACGTACCCGTTCGCTTCGAGCACTCGATATTCGGCGACGGTCGATGCCTGGATCATCGCGGCGGTGACGCAGTTGCTTCCCGGCAGCACGGGCGTCGCGTTGCTCACCAGTTTCTTGCGCGCATAGCGGGTGAGCAGGTAGTTGGTCAGATCGCGCGCGACGTACATCAGGCCATACATCGTTTCGACATCGAGATAGCTGTTATCCGGCGCACCCGCCGCGTTTGTCTGGTAGGTCGTGCACATGCGCTCGATGATGACCGCGCCCGCGTCGTTGACCCTAAATGTGGACATTCCGTCGTAGAGCAGCGTGTTGCGCTCGCCGATGTCGAGCCGGCTGGGAACTGGCGGTGCCTTTAGCTGCGTCGTCATGTACTGCAACGGCAGGCCGGGATCGACGCGCAGGCTGGAAGCGCAATAGCCGCCGATCTGCGAGGCCCAGACCCACGACGGATCGGGGCTGTCGGCAAACCCCATGACGCTCATATGCTGGTCGTTGCGCGAGGTGCCGAAAAGGGTCAGTTCGCCCAAGGTGCCGCGATAGGCCGAGAAGCAGCCGCCATAGAGCATCTGCTCCCAACTCCACCGGCCTTGATAGTCGGAGAGGAAACTTTCCATCGCGTCGAGATTGGCCGTGTCGGTGTAGGGCGACACGATGAAATCGTATGTCTGATCCGACAGGTTCGCGAGGCCGAGGCTGATGTCGGGATTGGCGGTTCCGTTCGCCATCGGAGTAAATGTGACAGTGACCCCGGCGGGGGTGTATTCGCCGCCGAGCGGGCCGAGGTAATTCACCCGCAGATCGATATCGTTGCCACACTCGCCCGCCTGAGTGGCGGTCAGCGAGACGGCGGAACTGCCGGCGGTCGAATTAGCCGTCACTAGGAGGTCTGGATTGGCGGCGACCGCTGCGGCTAAATTTGTGGCGATGGTAGCCGAGTCGTCGTTGAGATTGACGCCGACCTGCACGAGGACGCCGCCAATGTAGACGTTGAGCGTGCCGGGGACGGTGCAAGTTCCCTCGAAGTCAATTTCGCCGGTTGCCTTCTGCCCCGCCGCGTCGTCGAGGAAGGGCAGCACCCAGAGGTCGCCGAAATTGTCGCCGATGAGGTAGTTCTGCACCATCTGCTCCAACATGCTGCCGCGTCCGAACGCGAGCATCACTTGGGCCATCGACTGAATTTCGAGCGGCACCATTGGCGTCGCGGTGCCGGCGGCGAGCATCTGGCCGACGAGGAGGGAACGCTGTAGCGCAATGCCACTATTGGCTTGGCTCGGGTCCATCTCGACATAGACGCCGGGGACCCTGTTGCTATCGGGGTAATATGTGAAATTAATTGCCATGCCGGTTACTCCTTAGCGGGAGCGTGGTGCGCAGCAGCACGGTGCGCAGGTGCAGCCTTCGGCGGGTCGGTCGTCACGACATCGCCATCGCGCAGCCGGCGGCGCCAGAACATGTTTTCCGGCACGTTGCGCGTGTCGCCTTCCTTCATCAGCATCTTGGTTGTCGGATCGCGCACGGCGCGGCCCGGTGCGACTTTGACCATCATTTCGAAGTCTCCTTCATGCCGGCGTCAGCGTTCCCACATCGGCGCCGTTGACCAAGACGTGGATCGCGGTGCCGTCCCAGGTGAAAGTGATCGTGTTTGCGCCGCCGCCGAGCGCATCCTGCAAGGTGCTGATTTCGGACGCCGCCGTGGCGAACTGGCGGCGCACATCGGCGGTGTAGGCGGTGCCGGCGGTCGGGTAGGTCGGGTCGATATTCGAAGTCACGGGTTCATATCCCAGAGCGTGCCCAGGTCGTCCCAGGTGGTCGTCGTGTCGTCCCAATCGGTGCCGATGTTGGTATCGATGATCGCTACCGCCGCCGGCGGCGAGCCGTCTGCCGGCGGCATGGCGAACGGCGGGGCGTGGTAGATGTCGAGTTCGATGCTGTCGAGCGGCACGCCCTGGTCGCCCTGCCAGCCGTCGTCGTCGGTGATCTGGTAGCGCAGCACAAATTCCCACTGATAGAAGAGCCGCGCCCGGTCGAGGTCGAGAAACCGCCCGCCGCCAAAATAGAAGCCTTGGTTGTTGGGCACCCGGCAGGTGACCGGCGACCAGTTGAGGATCGCCGAGAAGATCGCGGCTTCCATCTCGTCGTAGGTCATCACCGGGGCTTGGCCGCGACGGTCGGGCGTGGCGTCCAGCTCGACGACGATGCCGATGGTCTTGTCGACGATCTGGAAGAGGCCGGTCATGTTCTGGTTGCGGTCGCCCTCGACGGTCTGGTCGAGCGGCAGCACATAGCCGGCGGGGAGTGGCATGTTGGCGTTGTAGTTTTGCAGGCCCAATTGGAACTGCGCGGCCCCGGCGACATTGCCGCCGAATGCGGGACAGTAGGTGCGCAGCTGCTCGATGGTCGGCCCGATCACTGCGTCTGCCGCCACGTCAGCCCCTCGTCGAATGCCTTGGTGAGGCGCTTTTCAAGGTTCTTCTCTTCCTGCTCCATCACCACGTCGAGGCTCGGGCGCGGTTCCAGCACGCGCGCCGATGTCGGTGCCTGCTTGCGGCGCTGACGCCGTGCCGATGCGGTCGTTGCCCGCGAGCCTGGACGACCGCCCTGCGCGCCGGTTTCGAGGAAGAGCGAATAGAACGCCCGCTCGCGCACCGCGAACCCGCTGCCGTCCTTGTAGATATAGGATTTAAGCGAACCCTTGAGGGTGCCGCTGACCATCACCGGCGGCTCGCCCGGTGCCGAGGCTTGGTAGGTGGTGCCGGCGCGACGATAGAACCGGCCCCCGCCGCTGCGCTTGCCGATCAGGCGGCGCGTCTTGCTGGCGATATCGTTGGCGGCGCCGCGCAACAGCGCCTTCTGGGCGCGCTGGTCATAGGCGAAGACGCCCCAGCTTTTGACCTGCAGTTTGAGGTTGCTCACTTAGTGAACCACCGTCGCGGGAGCATTCTCAGCAAATAGGCTCTCGCGCTCTGCGTCGGTGTCGCCTTCGGTGGTGTGGACGCGTTCGAGCTCGGCTTCGAATTCGGTGAAGCGCTTTCGCCCTCCGACTTCTTTGACGCGTCGGACGCGGTAGAGTTCGGTGCGGTTCGTGTCATCGCTCGGCCTCGTGGTCGTCCGCATGATGACGTACACATTTTCGAGATAGTCGGC